ACATTTAATCCACATAAATAAATAAGTAATATGAATAGACCAATCTCCCCAATAACTGTCTTTAAAAGTCATCTAAATGACCTTAGAGTTAATCTTATTAAAATATTAAGTAGTAAGATTATAAAATTAGCTAGATATGGGTAATATTTGTTAGTAACAAAAGAAAAGAACCAAAAGAAAATAATATATATATATTTATAATACATAGCGTTTATTTATCTATAAATATACTTTTTACTAATGAATCTACATAATTATCAAAATGACAAACTTGTATAAAATCAGCTACATTGAAAATGAAAGTGTCGGAATATCAACAGTTCAATTTGTTAAAGCAAAGAAAAAGAGTGAAGCACTATCTATTGGTCTTCCAGAGCATTCTAATGGAGAAGAAAAGAATATATCACAAATTTGCATAGAAACTATATGTGAAATGGATGAGATACAAAATCTCGTTCCTTCATCAGGAAATTAATAATTACATTAACATAAATTACTCACCCCCTAAAGTATATATATGAAGAAGTAGAATAAATAATAATATTATGCCACTAAATTTAGGCACACATAAGATAGAGTGGGGATATGACCCTACAAAAAAAGCAACACATTGTATATTGCTTGACAAGAATGATACTTACTTATTGGAAGTATTAGGACATTTACACTATGATTCTAAGTATAACAAAATTAAAGCCAGAGCAGTAACTTTCAATAAGTTATTAAAGAAAGCAATAAAGATGAATATACTTGACTACCAAGAATTTACGGAACTTAAAAGAAGATTTAAGAAAGTTCCCAATAGTGGTGTAATTTAAATAAATTATTATATGAAGAGAGATGACGAAGAAATTAAACTATTATTTTATAGGAGATGTTTCATTAATTAAAGAGGACGTACAAACTTCTACAATTGATGAAGCATTTTCTTATTTAAAAGACAAAAAGATTATATCATTAGACATAGAAACTACACGAAAGTTTGGTGGTATATATGAAGGGGAAGGACTAAAACCTCATTTAACTGAAATAGTTATGGTTCAAATAGGTACAATAGATAAACAATTTGTTATTGACTATAGAAACCGTGACTTAGGAGAGCTACTAACATTACTTACAGATCCAAGTATATTAATAGTAGGGCAGAACATTAAATTTGAATATTTACATTTTTTACATAATGAAGGTATAAGAATCAATAATGTTTATGATACTATGATAACTGAACAAGTATTATACAATGGATTGTTACCAGATGCAAGTTTAAAAGGATTAAACCAGAAATATTTAGGTATAGATGTAGATAAGAGCACACGATTAGAGTTTCTTAATATCAAAGATAGACCATTTACACTACGACAAATAGAGTATGGTGCTCAAGATATATTATATCCATTACTAATTAGAGAATATCAACTAAAAGGATTAGAAGAAAAAGGATTAAAGAATTGTTTTTCTTTAGAAATGGCTTTTATTGAATGTTTAGGTGATATAGAATATAAGGGAATGCATTTCAATAAAGAGAAATGGTATGACTTATATTTATCTAATAAAATAAAATATGAAGGATTAAAGGAACAGCTAGATAAATTTATAGTAGAAAATTATAAAGGAACTATTTTTGTAGATACACAACAAGATTTATTTTCAACTAATTTAGACTATAACTGTAGAATATCTTGGTCAAGTCCTAAACAGACTGTTGAATTTTTTAGATATTTAGGAATATGTCCTATGGAGAAATCTAAGACTACAGGTAAAATGGCTTATACAGTCAATGCTAATGTTTTAAAATCTTCCTTTAATACAATTAATAAAGATATTTCTATTTTTCTAAGAGACTTTTTAGAGTTATACATTAATTTTAAAGAGACTAAACAAAGTTGTACTACATTTGGTGAAGATTTCTTTAAGTACATTAATCCTGTTACTAATAGATTACATAGTAACTACAGACAAATTCTAAATACTGGAAGAATATCTTCTAGTGGACCAAATCTACAGAATATACCTTCTGATGATGCATTTAGATCTTGTTTTACATGCCCAGAAGGTTGGAAAATAGTAAATGCTGATTATGGTGGTCAAGAAACTGTTATATTAGCAAATGTATCTGGAGAGAAGAACATGCTTAAACTACTTAGAGAGGGTGGAGATATGCACGTTTTTGTTACAAAAGCTTTAGATCCTAAATTAGCACATTTATCTGATAAAGATATTAAGAAGGATTATAAAGAGGCTCGTCAAATTTCTAAAAGTGCTGGATTTGCAATTCAGTTTGGAGGGAATGGTTATACTATATCTTCAAACTTAGGTATTCCTCAAGAAGAGGGAGATGCAGCATATGATGCTTATTTTAGAGCATTTCCTGATTTAAAGGATTACTTTGATAAAGTATCTGAGAAGGCATTAAGAGATGGTTATGTTCTTATTGATAGTATTACAGGTAGAAAGAGATTTTATATACCACCTAAAAATAATAAAGAAAGACATACTATTTATAAAATGGCTTTAAATGCTCCTATACAGGGTACAGCAGGTAGTATGACTAAGTTTGCTGCTATATTAATGAGAAGATGGATCTTTGATAATAAGCTAGAAAATGATGCATTTATAACTAATTTAGTGCATGATGAGATTAATGTAGAAGCAAGAGAAGAAATAGCTGAACAAGTAGCTAGAGCATTAGAAGTATGTATGAATCATGCTGCAGATAAATGGTGTAAAGAAGTGCCATTAACAGCAGAAGCAGTAGTAACAACATATTGGAATCATTAATTTAAATAATAAAGATATGAATAAACAGTTTTTCACAGAGTCATCATTTGCAATAGATATAATTGCAGATGTTTATAAAACTAATGATCCAATAGAAATAGTGGAGAAGTGTAAAGATATATTAGATATTACATTAACTATAGGAGAAGTGTTAGACTATTTATGTCATACAGAAGATTATGAATCAGAATCAAACAAAGTAACAATGAAAAGATTTTTTAATGAGTACTCCTAAATTAGAGGAATGTCACCATTGCTTAGGCTCTGGTGAAGAGATACGGAATTCTATACTTAATACTAAACGAGTTAAAACTTGTAAGATATGTCAAGGCTTAGGAGAAGTAGAAAGTGTAGTAAATGACTATTATTTATCTGATATTACTGAATTTTAATTAAATTATGAAAGAAGAAGAAATATTAATCGTTGACTTGGTATTACTAGGTGAATATGATATTTCTATAAATGAAATGCTTGCCATTCTTAAGATACATCGTGAAGATGATCTTAAATTTGATGATACTGGTGTAGATTATAGTATACTGCAAGATAAAAAATTTATAAAAATAATAAAAAGTACAGATGAAGTAGCATATATTTTACGACAACGAGCTATAGATTTTATAGAAATTGTAGAAAAAGGATCTCTTAAAGTAATGATTAAGAGAAAAACAAAGAAAGCAGTTAATGTTGACTTATTAACTAGATTACCTGAGTTTAGAGCCCAATGGAAGGGTCTAAAAGTAGGATCTATGGGAAGTCTACCAAGCTGTAAAGATAAACTAATTAGATGGATGGATGAAAATCCAGAATATTCATTTGATGATATTATCAAAGCTGCCGAGATTTATATAGACTCCTTACATGGAGATTATAGATTCCTACAAAGAGCAGATTATTTTATTTATAAGCAAGAAAATAATAGAGAAGAATCTTCTAGATTATCTGCATTTATAGATGAAATTAAATTAACAGGTTCAGATGTAGGTGATTGGACAACTAAACTAAATTAATATGATACTAATAATAGTAGTATTACTTATATTAATCTTAATATATAGGTAGATATGACCTTTGACGAATTTAAAGGAGTAACTTATCATACAGCAAGATCAATTATAATACCTGGAAGTGGAACAGCAATAGATAAAACTGAGCTATTTACCAAAGGTAAGTATGATAATAAAAAAGCAGAAAAGATACTCAGAAGAGTATATGAAGAAGAAGAATATATAAATAGATAATATGAGTTTATATACAAGAGTTTATGACTCTATAATAGAAAGAAGAAGAAGAATACTAAGTGGTAAAGTAAATTGCATCCCTTGGGGTCTTCCTAGATTTGAAACTCAACTGCCTGGCATAGAGCAAGGTAAGTATTATTTATTATCGGCAAACTCAAAAGTGGGTAGACTTTTGCCCCTATGATAGAGTAATCATCATAGTAACGTTTAATTATAAGAAATGAAAAAAATATTTAAAAACTATGAAAGATGGAATAGAAGATACAAATATGTCAATTGAATCAGTTAGAAAAGAGGTTGATACTATACATTCTACTAGAAGAAGTGCAAGACTGATATCAGATATGGAAAGATATTTAGCTCAACCTAGAGCAAGTCTTCCTTTTGTAGATTACATGCCTATACCTTATCCAACTGTAATAGATGGTACAACAGATAATGGTTCTGCAGGTTTAGGTATAGTAGCACAAATGGAAAGAGCAGATATTGCAGAAAGAATAGTAGAAAGACCTGTTATAACAGTAATGTCAGAAGCAGGAAGAGCAGAATTAGATGCTGTTTTAACAGAAGCAGCTGCACAGTGGCTACCAGATCAAGATCATGAAGTAATTTTTGCACCTGTAGAAGAACCTGTGCCTACAAAGGATACTAAAGAAGAAAAGCCTGTATTAACCAAAGAGGAAAGAGAAAGAAAAGCTAAAAACTCTTTAGTAAAGGATAACTTTAGAACAGGTAAATTCTTTTATGCAAGAATTGGAGGATCATTAACAAATGGGCAATTAGTAGTAAGATCTAAACATTCTACTGAAGAGTTAAATATTATGCTTTGTCAAAACTTAAGAATTGGAGGAAATTTTACTGATCTTACTGAAGCAGAACAAATAATAACTTTTCCATATGAAGGGAGCTGGGTAACTACCGTAGAATTTGGTGTAAGGCATATAAGATTAGTAACTGATAATGTAGAGTTCCTATGTATAGGAGATTCACAAGAAGAAATAGATGAATTAATAGTAATTAAAAAACAATTAAAAGTAGTTGGTAGTGGTCTATATTTACATAATGTAGAAGATACCAATAATGGAGAAAAATTATTTTCCTTCCAAGAACATCCTGATTGTTGTGGAAGTACATTATTATTTGGATTTTGTGAAGGGAGTAATACTACTTATTCTAGATATACTACTATTATTGATGATCCTTTTCTTTTAAAAGAGGTTACACGAATTTTATATGAAATGAATAAAAGCTCTAAAATGATACATTTAGCAAGTTATCAAAAAGGAGCAATGGATTTTGTGGAAGCACTTGGAGCAGAGTTAATTTGCACATATAATAATACTAAAAGTGATAATGATATATTTGTATACCACTTAGAGATAAGTGGCTAATTAAACTAAAACATCGAATCCTAGAAATAGGGGTTACATAAATGTAGCTAACGGGGGAACTGAATTTTAATAAAATTGACAATCCCGTGGCATAGGTTAGTAATAACAAGGCCGTAGAGACTTACAAGATGGTTCCTATTTAATAGGAATAAGAGAAAGTCCGATCTGTAACAATAAATAGATAATAATGAATAAAAATATTGAACAATTACTTAAAAACTATTTTAAAAATGCACAATTAGAAATATTAGATAATGGTAGATCTCAGTTTGGTAATAAAGGAGAATATGATGCAGTTACTCTTGATTATATAGTAGAATATGTAATAAAAGAGCCTGATATGTATGATGAAATAACTAAAGAGGTGTTAAAACTAGTTCTTGAAAAAGAAATGGGAATGACTACATGTAGTTATGCAGGTAATATAGTGTTCTTTTCTAAGGAACACTATAAAATAGAACAATCACATACATTTGATAGAGAAGGAAATGTTAAATCCAAAATATCATATGAATCAGATTATTATGCAAGCTCTTATCCAGAATCTTATAATTATCTAAAATCAATATATCTTACTAAATTACAGAGTTAAGCAGAAATGACTTAACCTTAAAATTTAAAGCAGAAATGAAAATATATACAAAAATAAAGAAAAGTAATAAAGATACAATCCAAGACTTTATAACTAAATTTTATAGCACCGATTATAATACTCCTACGACATATCATAATAAAGGCTGTACAGTAATTGAATGTGATACTGGTAGAAATAGAAGCTTAGATGCTTTGTTCTATATATGTAAAACTAAATTTTCAAATCTAACAGAGCTACGTTTCTGTAAAGAGATAAAGAAATTTATGCATAATAGTAAAAAGGGGGAAAAATTTGCAATGCTATTTTGTCCACACGTAAATGGTTGGGTAGTATATTCAATTGGTGGTGCAATAAGAGTATATAATAATCCTTTAGTTTATAATTATTTAGATTCTAAAAATAAACTAAAACTAAAGGGAAATAATCATTTATGTGCTAATGATGTAATCTTGGCTTAATTTTAAAGTAACAAAATTGAAAACTCAAATAACAGATTGGTTGTTTTTATACAACACTGTTATGCAGGTAATAGATAAAGGGTTAAATATTAAATTAAAGGTGTTTTACTTCACCTTAGAGATGAGTAAAGAAGAGAAGATGTTATCAGCATTTTCTAATATCCTATATGTCAAGGAAGGGTTAAGAATAACACCTACACAGTTGAAAAGTACTAGTGCAATTAGTATGCTAGACAAAGCAACTATAGATATTATTGCTAAATATGAAGAATACTTCAAAAAGATTGAAGAAATTGTAGAATTTATCGACGATATTAGAAATCCTACTGGTTTGGAGGGTTAATCAAATAAAAGTATAAAATAAGTACCAAAAAATTAGGAATTGTTAAATAAATTTCGTATCTTTATATAATTAATTTATAATTATAAAAATATGATAGGAATATATAAAATAACAAGTCCAAATGATAGAATTTATATCGGACAAAGTATTGATATTGAAAGAAGATTTAAAGAACATAAAGCTTTATATTGTAAAGGTTTAATAAAGTTACGTAGATCTCTTTTAAAATATGGAGTACAAAACCACACATTTGAAATTATAGACGAATGCGGAATTAAAGATTTAAATTCTAGAGAAAGATATTGGCAAGAATACTATGA